TACACCCCGCGCGAGGGCATCGGCTTGGCCGGTGCCGGAAGGTGTTGAGCCCCGTCACTGGGCTGACTTCCTCGGAAACAGGAAGCGCAAGCGCCTCGCCAACTCGCAGACGGCGCACGACGGGGTTCTCAAGGACCTAGCCGAGAACGCCGACGACGCTTGGCCACCCGGAAAGCTGGTCGAACTTGCCGCAGCCAAGGGCTGGGGATCGATCAACTACCCCCACGACATTCCACGGATCGGATCGCAAAATGGATCAGTTCAAAAACATCGTAAGCCAGATGCTCGTGTCGGGGACGGCTGGAGCCGCACGCTTAACCGAATGTCCGGGCTTGGTGCGTCCGACTTCGGATGAGGAATGCGCAGCGCTTCGCGAGTGGGCGGAGAACACGCCCGTTGCCGTGCAACCGCCCGCTACGAATGACCAGATCGCCAAGCATCTTGCCTTCATGGCATCGGCGCTGCCGGCGAAGGGCGTTGACGACCTGACCAGCCAAATGCGGTTTGCTGTCTACACCAGCCTACTAGGCGGCACCTCGAACAAGGCGCTAGCTCACATGGCGCGTCGGGCATGCGAAACGCTGGATTGGTTTCCGACGCCCCGCCAGTGCCTAGACCTGATCGCTGAGTACCGCCCGCTCGAGCCGGATCAAGATGTCGCGCTGCGGCTATGCCAGGACTACACGACCGAGCAGTTCGAGGGCTGGATTACCAACGTGATCGACGGGCAGCCGATCGGTGACGTTCCCGAGCAGTGGATGCGGATCGCGGTTGAGCAGGGTGCCATGCGCCGGCTTGGCGATGGGCGCTACGTGTCGCGGGCGCAGTATTACGGGCCGAACCGCCCCTATGCGGAGGTTGCATGACCTACCAGCGCAAAGAGGTGATCGGCGCGGCTGAGCTATATCTGGGCGATGCGCGCAAGATCGTGCCCGCGCTGGAATATGACTGCGTCGTTTCTGATCCGCCCTACGGAATGTCGTTCCGGTCGAATCACCGGGAAGAGCGGCACGATGCCATCGCGAACGATGAAACGGACGAGCTGCTGCAGTGGGCTTGCCGCCTCACCCCTGTGCACAGCACCTATCTGTTCTGCAGGTGGGATAATCTCTTCGCGGTGCCGAAGCCCAAGTCGGTGGTGACCTGGGTTAAGAACAATTGGTCGATGGGCGATCTGAACCACGAACACGCGCGGCAGACCGAGCTTGCGCTGTTCTATCCCGGCCCCGACCACGACTTCCCGAGTGGTCGCCCAACCGACATGATCCGCGCCCCGCGCACAGGCAACGAGTTTCATCCGACTGAGAAGCCTGTCCAGCTTATGCGGGCGGTCATCGAGTGGACGCGTGGCACCGTCCTAGACCCGTTCATGGGTTCCGGCAGCACCGGCTGCGCGGCAGTAGCGATGGGGCGCCCGTTCATCGGCGTAGAGCTTCACGAGCCTTATTTCGACATCGCCTGTCGCCGCATCGAGGATGCGCAGCGCCAAGGCTCACTGTTTGGGGAGCAGGCAGCATGACCCGCGGGCAGTGGATTCGATACAGCGGCAACGGCTTGCCTTGCGAACCAAGTGCCTATGTCGATGTTTGCGAAAGCGAGCACGATGTCATGATAGACATTCCCGCACGACAGGCATTCGACGAGGCCGTTACGCATTGGCGGCCGTCGCCTGACGACGATCACCGAAGCGCTCAAGCGGCCATTGCGCCCGATGCCAACGCATGACCGCCCATGGCGAACAAACGACGGCCGCAAGCCCCGCGCACCCGGAGAAACGCTCATCGAAGTGGAGTGGTCTAACGGCACCCCAGCCCGTCACCTCTACCAGATACAGCAGCTTACCTGGGAGCTTAGGGGATGGGACTTTGACATCTGCAAATATCGGAGGGCGAGTTGATGGCTAAGAAGACACGAGCAAAGGTCGACAACCGCAGCCTGATGCAGCGCATGTCCGATCGAGACGCAGCCAACGACGCAGCGCCACCCGTTCCGAGTGACTTCACCCAGCAGCACGGCGACTACACCCGCCACTTGCGCACCTACGTCAACCACGGAGGCACCCCGCTCGCACGCTGGCGCAAGGCCGGCATGCTCAGCGACAGCCAGAACGTAGCGATCGATCACTGCATCAAGCAATGGTCGCTCATCGGTGGGTCAAGCGGCTTGGTGGCCAATCTTGATCGCACGGTGTTCGGCTCACCAGGCGAGGGCAATCACCGCGAGATCGAGGCGCGCGAGAGCCTGCACCGGATGAAGGAACACGTGGGTCACAAATACTTCAACGTGTTCGAGAACGTCATCCGCTTTGACGAACCGGCCGGACAAGCTGGATCGCGGCTAACGGACGCCAATAGCAAGCGCCAGACGATGGCCTTCGCATGTGTGCAATTCGTCGCGGACATCATCGTGCTGAAAGAACGCTTGAGCTACTAGACAAGCGGGCACCCGCATGCTAAGCGAACGGTAATTAATCAGAGCCGCGCCCGAACAGGGTTGCGGCTCTTTTCGTTTATGGAATTGGTCGGCTGCGTTCTCCCTTTCGCAGCACGCCACCTCGGCTTCATCCGTCGCGATCACAGCATAGCCCTGGCAACAGCGATCGGCACTGAGCGCACGAGGGAAGATTAGCTGGCGACCCGCTTTGGCGGACCCGGCGAGGAGTACCCTGACATGAGCGAGACTGATCTTCGCATATGGGCGATGGAGCTGGCTGTTGAAGCTGGCTGCAAGCCGGGCAAGGTTTGCCATTGGGCGGAAAAGTATCTCGCTTACCTGTTCCCCGAACCGCAGCAGGACGCGACTGGCGCAGCCTGTAAAATAGAGACACGGTAGTGGCTGGCGTCGCAAACCTGACCAACGCGGGCAAGGGCAGGCCAAAGGGTTCGCAGAACAAGACCACCATTGCGGCCAAGGAAGCCATCGCGCAGGCTTTCGAGAAGATGGGCGGCGTTGAAGCGCTGGTATCTTGGGGCATGGAAAGCGACGACAACCGCAAGGTGTTCTACTCGCAGATCTGGCCCAAGATTGTCCCGTTGACGGTAGGCGGCGACAGCGAGAACCCGTTGGTCACTGAGATCCGGCAAACCATTGTCCGTCCTTGATGTCATGGTCCCGGCGGTATTCGAGCCGCTGCTGGAGCCCGCACCTTACAAAGGGGCGCACGGGGGCCGGGGATCGGGCAAGTCGCACTTCTTCGCTGAGCGGTTGGTCATCGACAGCCTGTGCAACCCCGGCCTGCGATCGGTCTGTATCCGCGAGGTGCAAAAGTCGCTGAAGGACAGCGCCAAGCGGCTGATCGAGGACAAGATACAGGGGCTAGGCGTCGGGCACCTGTTCGAGGTGCTGGAGAAGGAGATACGAACGCCCGGTAACGGCGTGATCACGTTCCAAGGCATGCAGGATCACACGGCCGAAAGCATCAAGTCGCTGGAGGGGTTCAAGCGGGCGTGGATCGAGGAAGCGCAGAGCCTATCGGCCCGCAGCCTCAGCCTGCTTCGCCCAACGATCCGCGATGATGACGCGGAGATCTGGGCGAGCTGGAACCCGCGACGCAAGACGGACGCGATCGAGGTTCTGTTACGGGGTGAGAGCCCCCCGCCTGGTTCGAAGGTCGTAAAGGTCGACTGGCGCGACAACCCGTTCTTCCCAGCTCGGCTGGATCAGGAGCGCCGCTACGATCTGACTGCATACCCGGACCAGTACGAGCACGTCTGGGAAGGCGGGCACGTCTCGGTCTTTTCGGGTTCGTACTTCGCACAGCAGCTTAACGAGGCGATGGCAGCGGGCAGGATCGGCGCGGTCGGGCCTGACCCGCTGATGACGTACCGGGCTTATTGGGACATCGGGGGCACAGGCGCGAAGGCTGACGCGACCGCGATCTGGATTGTCCAGATGATCGGCCCGCAACGTCGGGTGCTGAATTACTACGAAGCGCAGGGTCAGCCGCTTGCAAGCCACGTCAACTGGCTCCGCGAGAATGGCTACGGCAAGGCGCTCTGCATCCTGCCCCATGATGGCGCGGCTCACGACAAGATCCAAGACGCGACTTATGAGGGCGCGCTGAAGCAGGCTGGGTTTGAGGTGCGGGTTATCCCGAACCAGGGCCGCGGCGCAGCGATGCAGCGGGTGCAGGCGGTTCGCAGGCAGTTCCCAAACATCTGGTTCAACAAGAGCACCACGGAAGCCGGCAGAGACGCGCTGGGAGCATACCACGAGCGCAAGGACGAAGTTCGGGGCATCGGCCTCGGTCCCGAGCACGACTGGGCCTCACACGGCGCTGACGCCTTCGGCCTGATGTGCATCGATGAGCAGCCGAACGAGGCGAGCTGGGGCGCTCCGATCAAGATCAGAACGAGGGTCGTATGATTGCTAACGTTTTCCGGCATCCGGTGGTCCCGCACGACTTCATCGCCAAGTGGCACGAAAGCCGGGAGCACGCGGAACACGCGGCCCGTATCGAATTGGACATGGAGCCGCTTACCCGTCTCGTCGGGCGGGTGGTCTGTAAAGAATCCGGGGCGCGCGCCGGTCAACAGCGCACAACCTAAGGAGAATGACCATGGCACAGAAAGCGGGACCGAAGTCGTCCCTCAAGACCGGCACGCCCACGGGCGGCGACAGCGCACCCACCAGCAAGGGCATGGCGTACAGCGTCCAGATCCACACCGACGAGAAGGGCCTGGAGGTTTTCGAGCCGATCGACGCGGAGTCGGGTGACGAAGCCGCGAGCAAGGCGCTCGCCAAGAAGAACTACCGCGGCGCTTCGGTGCGCGGCGTGACCCCGTACAGCGACCCGGACGCGAACAGCCTGGGCGGCGAGCGCGAGGCCGGCATCATGTACGGCAACGCGGAGAACGCGGGCGCGATCATCAACACGCTCGGCACCGAAGCCAACCGCGAAGCCACCGAGAAGCTCGGCAAGGCTGACGTGACGGAGTTGGGCGAGTGAAGGAGGCCGTCGCCTCCCACATCGGCGATAACGCGCGCGAGATCAGCTACGATGCGTTTTCGCGTGAGCCGAGTGCAACCGCTGCCAGCAAGGCGAACCCGATCTTCGGGCCATCGGGCGCGATGGATTACCGGGTCGTGCTGGTGAACGGTTCGGCGCAGTCCGCGGTTGTCGTCAACGCGGTCAGCGGCGACGATGCTGCGGCGAACGCGCTGGCTCGTCATCCGGGGCAAAAGGTCGCATTCGTCGGTCCTGCTACCCGTGCTGACGCCGTGCCGACCATCGACCTGATGGACGCTGCATAATGGCGAGCCCGCCGTCGAACTTCCGCGAAATGGTGGTTCGCCGGCGGGACGCTTGCGTCAAGTTCAAAGACGACAAGCCGAGCAAGGACCGCCGGGAAGCCCTGCGGTTCTATCGCGGTGATAACCTCCCCGCTTACGGGGACAGCGGCGACGGGCTGAGCACCGTTGTAAGCCGTGATACGATGGAAGCCATCGAGAGCGTCATGCCCCCGCTGGTCCGTCCGTTCGTGGCTGGGGAGGAGGTGGTCTCTTTCGAGCCGATCGAGAAGAACGACACCGAGGCGGCGCAGCAGGCTACCGACTATGTGAACCACGTCTTCCGCCGCCATAACAGCGTGCTCGATGTGGCGCAGACGGGGCTGAAGGACGGGCTGCTGTTCCGCCTGGGCGTCGCCAAGACGGTCATGGAGGAATGCGAGGAGGGTTCGCCCGAGACGTTCGCCGACATGGGCGAAGAGGAGCTTTCCGCGCTGCTCACCGAGGGCCGCGAAGTCGCTGGCCCGATCGTGCAGGACGAATTGACCCAGCTATTCACGGTCACTGTCGCCCCCAAGAAGGTCAAGAAGTACCGCGTCCACATCATCGCGCCTGATGAGTTCCTGTATGAGGAGCGGCTTGCCAATCTGAAGCAGGCGACGTTCCTCGGGCATTCGAAGCAGCTTACCCTTGCCGACGTGATCGACATGGGAATCGACGCGAAGAAGGCGCAGGATCTGAAGTCGGGTCGCCCGACGAGCGAGGAAGCCGACGAGCGCCACGGTCACGAGGACGAGGGCGACTGGTCGGACGACGACCCTGCCCGGCCGCTCTGGGTCGATGAATGCTACATCAAGTGCGACCCGGACAAGAAGGGCGTGCTGGAATGGCGCAAGGTCGTGCTCGGAGGCTCACAGAGCACGGTCCTGAGCAACGAGGTAGTTGACGGCCACCCCTACTCGACATGGACGCCTGTGCCGATCCCGCACAAGCTCGTCGGCATGTCGATGGCGGATCTGACGCGCGATATTCAGGTGCAGCGGACGGCGATCAAGCGCGAGGCGATGAACGCCCTGTATCTGGCCAACCGGCCGATGCAGGAATACGTCGACGGGCAGGTCAACCTAGACGACTTCCTCAACCCGTCCGTGGGCGGCAAGGTCCGCGTGAAGCAGCTTGGCATGATCCGCGAGATCCCAAGCGGGGATGCGCGCGTGATCGGCACCTCGTTGTCGATGGACGAAGCGCTGCAGTCGGAGCGCGAGGCCCGCACGGGCGTCACTCGGTATAACCAAGGCATGGACTCCGGCGCGCTTAACAAGACCGCGACGGGCATGAATATCATCGCCAGCAACTCGCAGCAGCGCCAGGAGCTTGTGGCCCGGCAGTTTGGCGAGTTCCTGAGCGACATCTTCGACAAGCTGCTGAAGCTGGTATCGCAGCATGCTGACCCGGCTGATGTCGAGCGCCTGCGCGGTAAGCAGTTCGTACCTTGGCCTACCGATTACGACACCAACGTCAGCGTTGGGCTCGGGACCAACAACAAGGACCAGCTTGTCGGTCACATCATGGCGATCTCGCAGGTCTACGAGAAGATCATCACGCTTCAGCAGGGCATGCAGGGGCCGCTGGTCACTGAGGCCAACGTCTACGAGCTGCTGAAGCGGCTTCCCGAGGCGATGGGCCTTAAGGGCGACTTCTTCACCGACCCCGCGCAGGCGCAGCTACAGGCCCCACAGCAGGAAGAACCTCCGCAGGACCCGCTAGCCGGCGAGCGCATGAAGCAGGACACCGAGCTGCAAAAGGAACAGATGCGGCAGCAGACGGAGCTTCAGAAGGAGCAGATGCGCCAGCAGCCCGTCGTGGTGCCGATTAGCGCCGGGATGGGCCTGTGAAAGTCCGCACCTACCCTTACAGAGGCTCGCTCGACTTCGGCCCGTATTGCGGACTGTGGGTGTCACAATGGCTCATTAGCGAGCTGACGTTCCGGGATAAGCTATCGACCCTGCGCTACGCCCTCGCATGGGCGCTGCTGGGGCGTTGGCCGGCACTGGCGAGGAAGTGGCAATGAGCGACGTCGCCGCCCGTGCCGCACAAGCCAAGCGGCTGATGGAAGACCCGCTACTGGTCAAAGCCTTCGCCAATGTCAGGGCCGGCGCGATCGCCGCATGGGAGGCGACTTCCACGACCGACGCGGCGGCGCGCGAATTAGCGTGGCTCACCGTCAAGGTGGTCAGCCGGATTGAGGGCGAGCTTCAGAGCATCATCGACAACGGGGCCATCGCTGCAAGGCGCGTGCAGGCTCCGGTTCGCTAGGTTAGCGTCTCGCGCGCACATTCCAGCTTCGCCTCTAATTCAAGCAATTGGATGGTCGCTTCCATAAAGCCGACCTCCAACTCTTCGCGTGTCATCTCTTTACATAGACGCGCGGCTCGCTCTTTGAAGCTTTCCATACGGGCTTCTTAGCACAACTTCCGAAACGAAGGAAAACACCGATGTACGATACGGCGACCCCGGAAACGGGACCCGTTGACGCGCCCGCGTCTCTCGAAAGCGTAACAGCCGAGATTGAAGCGGGAGGTGGAAACGAGCCTGCAAGCGACCTGGAGGCCGTGACGCAGGAACTGGTCAACGAAGCCGAAGGGACAACCGGCGACTCCGAACAGGAACCCGGCACCGAGGACGATGCGACCGATCCCGCCGACGATGACGTCCAACCCGAGGATGGCACCCCGGAAGAGCAGACCTACACCGTAAAGGTGAATGGCGAGGAGCGGGCTGTCCCGCTTCGCGAACTGCTCGACGGCTACAGCCGGACAGAGGATTACAAGACGAAGACCGCGGCGGTTGCCGAAGAGCGGCGACAGGTGGAGGCCCAGAAAGCCACGCTCGAACCGACTCTGAAGGCGCAATATGCGGACCAACTAGCAGAGGCGACCAATCTCTTCGCCCAGTTCGACCCGGTACTTTCCGAAGCCCGGCAGATCAACTGGGAAGCCCTCAAAGCTCAGGACCCGGCAGCGTACGTGCAGGCCCAGGATGCCGTTAACGAACGGCTGAACGCTATCCAGCAGATGACGCAGCAGGTCGAGCAGACGCGGGCTGAAACTCAGCGGCAGCAACAGGCTCAGATCGAGCAGGAGCGCGCACAGCGCTTCGACAAGGCAGCCGAGGAGATCGTCAAGCAGCGTCCGGATTTGGCCGATGAAGCCAAGTTCCAGGCGTTTGCCGGCGAGACGGTGGAGTTCCTGAAAGGGATCGGCTTCGCCAGCGAAGAGATCATCGATGCACTCGACCACCGGGTGCTGACATTGGCGGACAAGGCGCGGCGATGGGATGCTCACGAGGCAGCCCAGAAGTCGCTTCCCGAGCGCAAGGTCGTTCCAAAGTCGGCGGTGAGGCCGCTGACATCTGACGGTTCCGGTTCGTCGCAACCTCGACCCCGGTTCCCCGGCAGCGCCACGCGCGAAGCCAAGGGGGATTGGATTGCCCGACAAATCCTAGATGAAGGATAAGGCTCATGGCCGTTCCAACGAATACCCTCCTGACGTTCACCGCAGTCGGCAATCGTGAAGATCTGCTCGACAAGATCACCAACATCAGCCCGACCGATGTTCCGTTTCAGACCATGATCGGCACGTCGACCACCAGCGCTGTCTTCCACGAGTGGCAGACCGACGCACTCGCCGCGGCCGCGCAGAACGCGCAGCTCGAAGGCGACGACGTGACCTTCGCCGCAGCCGCACCCACCGCACGGGTCGGCAACCGCACGCAGATCTCCCGCAAGGAGATGATCGTGTCGGGCACGCAGGAGGCTGTCTCCAAGGCGGGCCGCAACAGCGAGTACGTCTACCAGACGAGCAAGCGCCGCGACGAGATCAAGCGCGACCGCGAGTTCATCCTGCTGTCGAACCAGGCGCCTGTCACCGGCAACTCGGCAACGGCGCGCCAGCTTCGCCCGCTCTGCGGCTGGATCACCACCAACGTCGATCGCGGGACCGGCGGTGCAAACGGCACGTCTTCGGCGGCTGCTACCGATGGCACTCAGCGCGCGCTCACGCTCGCGATGATCACCACGGCGCAGCAGAACGCATGGACGCAGGGCGGCAAGCCCGGCTTCCTGCTCACCGGCCCGAAGCAGCGCGGCGTCCTGACGACTGTCATGGGCGGCGCGGCGACCAAGTTCTACGCGGTCGAAGACAAGAAGATGACGGCAACGATCCAGGCGTTCGAGGGCGACTTCGGGCTGGTGAAGATCGTCACCGATCGCTTCGTGCGCGGTGGCCAGACCGGCGCCGATCGCGAGGTGTTCCTCCTCGATCCCGACCTGTGGGCACTTGCCTACCTGACCGGCCGCAAGATGATCACCAAGGATCTCGCACCGGCCGGCGATAACGAGAAGGGCATGATCCTCAGCGAATACACGCTGGAGAGCCTGCAGGAAGCCGGCAACGCGGGTATCTTCGACCTCTCGTAAGACTACGGGCGGGGGTTTCGGCTCCCGCCCAATTACGCGGCGAATTATGCCGCCGAATTACCGCCGAATAGGAGCCCGCCAATGGCAACTCGCCTTATCGGAGAGCATTGGGAAGACGACGTGCGCGTCCGCTGGTATGGCGACGACACGACCAACGAGGTCACGATCGAGCGCTGGCAGGACCCGCAGCGCGCCATCGACATGGTTGCCGCGGTCAACAGCGACGGAGCACCGACCATCGACGGCTTGGGGAAGCCAGTCGTGGAAGTGCCGATCGTCGTCGCTATGGACTGGGCCGAGAAGCGCGGGATTGCTTGGGAGAAGCTGCTCTACTCCAACGAGTATGACGCCGAGTTCAAGCGCTTTGCCGCTGAGCATTCCAAGCTCGTTTATGCGAACACCTCCAGCGTCCACGCGGTCGCTTGATGGCCTACGCTGACCTGCTAGCCGATGTCGCGGACACCATCGACCGCGACGACCTCGCAACGCGCCTGCCGCGCTGGCTGAAGCTGGTAGAGGCGCGGCTAAACCGTTTGCTGGAAGACCCCGATATGGAGGTTTCCACCACCCTGACCGGCGACGGCGCGGATCTGCCGGCTGACTTTGGCGAAATGATCTCGATCGGCACCGCGGACGGCAATCGTCTCAGCCCGGTCAGCAACGTCGAGTACAGCGCGTTTCGCCCATCAACCGGCACGTCGCGGCTTTACACGATCCGTGAGGGCAAGATCTATTACGCGCCTGGCTCGGCTAACCCGACGCTGGTCTATCGCCGTACCCTCCCCCCGCTGGTCGAGGGCGGCACCAACTGGCTGCTTGAGCGGGCGCCGGATGTGTATTTCTACGGCGTCCTGCTGCAGGCGAATGCCTGGAGCGTGGATACCGAAGCTGCCGCGGGCTGGAAGAACCTCTGGGATGAGGCGATCAGCGAGCTTCGGACGGACGGTGCACGTCGCAAGTGGGGCGCAGGGCCGATTGCACCGCGGATCAGGCGCGCATGAAACTCGCATGGGGTCCCTTCCTGCCGGACCTCCCCGCGCATGGCTCGCCGGGTGTCAGCGAGGTGATGAACGTCTACCCGGGTTCAGCGGGTTATCGGCCTGTCGGGCAGTGGATCTCGCACGGTGAGCCCCTGCCCTCCCCCTGCCGGGGTGCAGCGGCGTTTGTAGCCCCGTCAGGCCGCGTTGTGATCGTGGCGGGTACTGCGACCAAGCTCTACCGGCAGGACGGGCTGGAGTGGCTTGAGATCGGCACCGGGTACACGCTGACGGCAACATCGCGCTGGCGGTTCGTCCAGTTCGGCGGGATCGCGATTGCGACCAACGCTGCGGACCAGATGGTCAAGATCAACCTGGAGACGGACGCGGTATCGCTGTTGCTCGGCACGCCGCCCAAGTTCGAGGCTCTAGCGGTCGTCAACAACTTCGTTGTCGGCACCAAGGCTGACGGCGTGGTCAACAAGCTGGCCTGGTCGGGCGAGAATAACAGCGAGTGGTGGACGTTCGCCCAGCGCAAGTCGGACTTCCAGGAGCTACCGGACGGCGGTGAGATCACCGGCATCATCGGCGGCGAAGTCGGGCTGATCCTGCAGCGCAATGCGGTGCGGCGGATGGCCTATGTCGGCGGCAACGTGCTCTTCCGCTTCGACAAGATCAGTTCCAACGTCGGATGCGCCTCGGTTCATTCCGTCGCGCAGTATGGCGAACTGGCATTCTGGCACTCGTACACCGGCTTCAAGATGTGGGATGGCGGGCAGATCCGCTCCATTGGCTTCGAAAAGGTCGATACCGCCTTTGCCACCCTCTACGGCTCGCTGAAGTACGAGGAGATGAGCACGGCGGTCGACGGGCAAAAGAGCACCGTCTGCTGGTCAACCGGCCGCAAGATGTGGATCTACAACTGGCTGCTCGATCAGTGGTCGATCATCGATTATTCGGCGCAGATCGTCGCCCAGCGCGAGGCCGCTGCACCGAACCTCGAAGAGCGCGACCTGATCATCGGCGTGCCCGATGACAACATGGACAGCGGCGGACTGGACCCGTTGGACTCGGGCCGGTTCATCGGGGGCGACCCCGCATTCTACGTGTTCAACGAGGACGCGGAGCTGGGGACGTTCAGCGGCGAGAACATGGCCGCGAGCATCACCGGGCGCCGTGTGGAGATGATCGACGGGCGTGACGCGCATCTGCGGCGCGTCCGGCCCATCTCTGACGCAATCGGCGGGCTGTCGCTGCGGATTGATACGCAGCAGAAGCTGGGAGAAGCCGGGCGGCGTCGCGACTTCACGACGCTGCAGGCAAGCGGTGAGATGCCGGTTCGGGCGCGGGGGCGCTTCGTGACGGCCAAGCTGTCGATTGCAGCGGATGAGGCTTGGACCTACCTGCAGGGCATCGATGCGACGGTTTCAGCGGGCGGGCGTCGATGAGTGCGTTCTATACCTACATCTGCACGAAGAGCACGGCTGACCCGTATTTGCCGACCCGCGCGCAGAACATCGACGTTCTGTCCCGCGACGTGTCAGACGCCTTCCTGGCGCTATCGGGGGGGCGTTTTGAGGTCGGCAAGCTGGCCTTTTACCCGGTGCAGCGCAGCGTGCCGAGCCATCTGCTGTGCGACGGGCGGGAGGTGCTGAAGTCGTCGTTTCCCGAGCTTTACAGCTACCTGGGCGACAACGAAGGTACGGCTACCGATCCGAATAGCTTCAAGCTGCCTGATTATCTCTCCGGCTTCGCGCCTGCGACGACGGCCGAGACGGAAACGGCAACGGGCAGCACCGTCACTACCCCGGCTCCCGCCATTCCGCCGCCAAGCTACTACCCCGAGCAGTCCGACAGGCCATATGGCGGCGTGGATAGCGGCGGTCGGTACCGCGAAAACGTGCAAATTCCGTGATGTTCGGGTGCGTTGCCCCGCCCTTTGGCGGTCTGTGGAGCGACATTTACCGGCTGCTCGACCGGGCAGTGCAGCGGGGCAAGAACGACTGGACGGAGGTCGAAGCGGCATTGACCGCCAATACCGCGCAGCTTTGGCTCGCGGTGGAGGATCGGCCCGTCGCCGCGATGGTAACGAGGCTCGATAACAAGACGCTCGAAGTGTGGCTGGCGGGCGGTGCGGTGCTTTCGGGGGCGGTTCCGTTCCTCGAAACCGCCATTGCCGCCTCGCGAGACGCCGGGGCTACGAACGGACGCATATGGGGCCGCAAGGGCTGGGATCGCGTGCTGCAGCCCTACGGCTGGCGGCGCGACGGCGAGCTTCTGACCAAAGAGTGGGATTGAGCGCATGGGTAAGACCAAAACCGTCACCAAGAACGATCCTTGGGCGCCGGCCCAGCCGTACATTCTGAAGAACCTGCAGCAGCAGGATCAGGTTTTCACCTCAACGCAGCCGCAGCTCGCGGACTACGCCTCACAGCAGAGAGATACATATGGTCGGGTGGCTCCAGGCGCGGAAGCGGGCATCACGGGCGCGCAGGGCCTTGTTAACCGCAACCTTTCTGGCGCGAACCTGCAAGGCAACCCGTACCTCGACGCGATCCTCGGGCAGACCCGAGAGAACGTGACGAGCGGCGTTGGCGATCAGTTCGGCTCGGCCGGTCGTTTCGGAGGCGGAATGCATCAGGCGATCTTGGCGCGCGAACTCGCGGATGCTGAGAATAAGGCGCGGTACGGTGACTATGCTCAGGAGCGCGCCTATCAGCAGGACGCGATCGGGCAGGCCCAAGGGCTCATGGGCGGCTCGCAGTCGCTGTTGAACAACGCCGCGGAACTGCCGTGGATCGGCGTGCAGGCGGCAAACGGCGCAGTTCGGCAGGCGTCGAGCGGCTACGGCACGCAGACGCAGACCACGAGCCCGAGCATCGGACAGATGCTGATGCAGGCGGCGAGCAACGCAGGCCAGGCAGCGGCGATGTCCGATCGTCGGCTCAAGCGCGACATCGAGCTGATCAGCCGCATGCGTGACGGGCTCGGCGTGTACCGCTGGGTCTACCGCTGGGGTGAGAAGGCAGTCGGCGTCATGGCCGATGAGGTCGAGCGGCTTCGTCCTTGGGCGCTTGGCCCTCGGGTCGATGGGTATGCCAGCGTTAACTACAGGGCGCTGTGATGGTGGACTACCGGAACCCGCTCGGGCTGGCGCTCAGCAACGCCTTTGGGGAGCCATCCTTCGCACCGACGCAACAGCCGCAGACGCAGATGCCTGCGGTGAAGATGCCGAGCAAGGGGCAGATGATCGCGGGCATTCTCGCGGACGCTCTGGCGGGCGCAGGGGGCCGTCAGGGGCAGTTCGCACAGCACCTCGGGCAACTGAAGCAGCAGGAGCGCGAACAGGCTCAGTGGGGCTTGCAGCGCCAAGCCGGGCTTGAGGATTACGAGGCCAAGCAGCGTATCGAGCAGCGCTATCGGCAGCCAGAGGTTTCACCGATGGTGCGCGACGCAACGGCTTGGGCCGGCATGACGCCCGAGCAGCAGGCGGCTTACGGGCAGATGAAGCAGGCCGGGGCCGGCGATCCTGACGTGTTTATAACGCTACCCAACGGGCAGGTATACGCGGGGCCGAAGTCGGGGCTGCAAGCGGCAATGATGGGCGGCGCTCCTGCCCCGTCTGGTCCACCCCGCCCGGTCGGCAAGCTCCGCCCATACACGGGAGGTCCGGCGTCGCAAGCGCCGGCCACCTTTCGCCCCTAGCGGCATGACCGGCGAGACGATCACCAGCACCTACCGCAACCCGGCGCACAACGCTCGGGTCGGTGGCGTATCGAACAGCTACCACACTCGTCGCGACGCTCAGGGCAATCCGCTTGCCCGCGACAGCGTGCCGCCCCGCGGTATGGCCATGAACGCCTATTACGCGGCCCTGCGCCGCCAGAACCCATATCTGGATGTGATCAACGAAGGCGATCACGTCCACATGGAACCGAGAGGCCGCTAATGCAGCAGATGATGCAAGATGAGGCGGGCAACGTCTTCGAGGTGGACGCCGCGGGCAACCCGATCCGCATGGTCACGCCTGCGGCCACGGGCCGAGGCCGCGTTTTCTCGCTGCCGCAGAACCCCAAGGAGATCCGCCAGGAGGCCCGTCAGGACAACAGCGACGCTCGGGCCAATGCGGCTGCAGAGCGCGCTGCCGACGCCGCGGCGCGGGACGCTGAGAACGACGCGACTGCCAACCGCATCCGCGAGCTCGAGATCAGGCTGAAAGAACAGGAATTGGAGACCGGCGACAAGGGGACGGTCGCGCAGAAGGATCGCTTCGGGCGCCTCAACGCGCTCACCAACCAAATCCGTCGCGTGCGTCAGCTATACAATACCGGACCCGGGACGACGAAGGGCGTCGCTGGCCTGCAGGATTACGCCCCAACTAACGAGAACGCGCAGTTCGACGCGGCTGGTGCGAGCCTCTCGGCGCAAGGTCTGGCAGCATTCCGCACGCCGGGCTCGGGCACGGTATCCGATCGTGACGCGATCATGTTTGACCGCGCCAACCTTCCCACTGCGGCCACGCGCGACCTCGCTATCGAAGAGCAGCTTCGCGGGCTGCAGAGCCGCGTCGAAGAGGAGTATCGCACGCTCGGCAAGCCCGTTCCGAACTGGAACGACGTAGACGCCTCTAAGCCCGAGCAGAAGGCGGACAACGAGCTTCCCGATCCGACCACGGGCGCGAACCTGAAGCCCCCCGCTCCCGGCTTGCTGGGGCCGGGCGGCGCGGGCGGCGAAGGCACAATGGGTGGCCCTGCTGGTGGCCCCGGCGGTGGCGGTCTATCCGTAGCGAGCGGCGACACGCGCGAGGTCTTGAACGAACGCCTGAGTTCGCAGGTCGATGCGATGGTCAACGCAGGCGCATCGCTTGGCATGATCAACGCGGTCATGAAGCGTCAGGGCAAGGCATCGATCTCTCCGGCTTCCTACACGGGTGCCAAGGCGTGGATGAAGGCGAACCCCGGCAAGCGCTACTACGGCGCGCAGATCACCGACATGAAGGACATGACTGCGCTGCAGAAGGTGGCAGGCTCCGATACGGGCGCATTCGTTGCGCAGATGACGAACGCAGCGACGGCTGGCATCCCTGCAGCCCTTGCAGGACCGAGCGGGCAAGGCGCGCTTGATGCGATGGCGGTGAACAGCCCAAACGCTTCGCTGGGCGGCCAGCTCATCGGCGGTGTAGCTGGTGCGCTTGGCGGTGAAGCGGCAGTCGCTGCCCGCGCTCCTGCGGCCCTTGCCCGCTACGCCCCCGCGATCGCCGACACCCTTTTCGGCAGCTTGACCGGGTTCAACTCGGCCAAGGAAGGCGAAGGCGCAAAGGGAGCGCTGATCGGCGCCGGCGCAGGCTTGGCGGGTAATCTCGTTGGCCAGGGCCTTGTGCGCGGCGTTGGCGCCGTCTCGCGCGGTGTGCAGAGCCCCCCAGCCCGTTACCTGCGCGATCAGGGCATCCCGTTGACGGTCGGACAGACGGTTGGCGACTCTGGTCGGATCGGCTCAGGCGTGAAGAAGATCGAGGACGCGCTGACCAGCGTGCCGTTCGTCGGTAGCATGGTCGACGCGCGTCGCATGGAGGGGCTGGAAGGCTTCAACCGCGCTGCTTTCGAGGCGGCTGCCGCCCCGCAAACCACGCTTACCGCCACGGGCGCGCAAGGGCTGGGCGAGCTTCGTCAGGGCGTACAAGACGCCTACGGTCGCGCGCTCGACCCTGTGCGGATCGATCCGACCGAAGGCCAGTTCGGCGCGGACGTGGGACAGGCGAT